GACCGCGAGTTTGCGTCATGGGAGACGCGAGCCAAGAAGATTCTGAAGCGGTATCGGGACGACACCCGAAACAGCCAAGACAGCGGCTCGCGGTTCAACATCCTCTGGTCAAATGTCCAGACGCTCAAGGCCGCGACGTTTGCCCGTCTGCCGAAACCTGACGTCAGCCGCCGTTTCCGCGACAACGATCAAGTTGGCCGTGTGGCCGCGCTGTTGCTTGAGCGTGCGCTTGACTACGAGATCACGCACTATTCCGACTACCGCGAGACGTTGACCTCTGCGCTGTACGACCGCTTTCTGCCTGGCCGTGGCGTGGCGTGGGTGCGGTATGAGCCGCGATTTAAACAGGGCGAGGCTCAGATCACCGAAGACGAAGAGTCGCCCACCGACGAGATGTTGGATTACGAGTGCGCTCCTTGCGACTACGTCCATTGGCGTGACTTCGGCCACAACGTGGCTCGCACATGGGAAGAGACGTGCATTGTCTGGCGCAAGGTCTACATGACCCGCCCCATGCTGCGCGAGAGATTTGGCGACGAGTTGGCTAAGAAGATTCCGCTTGACTCTGAGCCTAGCGAGATGAAGAACGCTAGCCGAGAGGGCGTCGATAAGCGGGCAATGATTATTGAATTGTGGGACAAAGAGACCGGCAAAGCCATTTGGCTGTCCAAGTCGTTTAACGAGTTTTTGGACGAGCAAGATGACCCGCTAAAGCTGGAAGGGTTTTATCCCTGCCCAAAGCCGCTGTACAGCACGATCACCAACGAGAGTTTAGTGCCCGTTCCTGACTTTGCGCTATACCAAGACCAAGCCAACTCGCTTGACATCTTGAGCGACCGCATTGATGGCCTGGTCAAAGCATTGCAGGTCAAGGGCGTCTACGACGCTGCATCGCCTGAGCTGGCCCGTTTGTTCACCGAGGCCAACAACAACGATTTGATTCCGGTCAAGAACTGGATGTCGTTCTCGGAAAAGCGTGGTCTGGCTGGGTCAATTGACATGGTTGATCTGACGCCAATTGCTGGCGCTTTGATGCAGGCATATCAGGCATTTGAGCAAGTCAAAAGCCAGATTTACGACCTCACCGGCATCAGCGACATTGTGCGTGGTCAGTCTGTGGCCTCTGAGACGGCAACTGCCCAGCAGATTAAAGGCCAATACGCCTCGCTGCGGCTCAAAAGCTATCAGGACGATGTGGCGCGGTTTGCTACGCACATGATCCAGCTCAAGGCTCAGATCATTTGCCAACTGTTTGATCCTCAGACCATTCTGATGATGTCTGCTGCCGATCAGCTTAGTCCGGTTGATCAGCAACTGGTGCCTCAGGCGTTGGAGCTGCTGCGCAACGAGCCTATGCGCTCGTTCCGCATTGAGATCAGCACCGACTCGCTCATCATGATGGATGAGTCGCAGGAAAAGCAAGATCGCATGGAGTTCTTGGGCGCAGTCTCAAGCTTTTTGGAAAAGGCCGTGCAAGCCAGCCAAGTTGCGCCTCAGATTGTTCCGCTGTCGCTTGATATGCTCAAGTTTGGCGTCGGTGCGTTCAAGATTGGCAAAAGCATGGAAGGCCAGATTGACCAGACTGCCCAGCAGTTTAAGGAGCAACTGGAGCAACAACAGCAGCAACCTGAACAGCCGCCCCCGCCCGATCCCGAAGAGTTGAAGATGCAACACCAGATGCAGATGGATCAGGCCAAGATGCAGGCTCAGGCTCAGTCCGATCAGATGAAGCTGCAAGCCGAGGCGCAATTTAAGCAGGCCGACCAGCAGCATCAAGCGCAGCTTGAGATGGCCCGCATGGATCATGAAACGCAACTCAAGGCTGTTGATGCTCAGTCAACACAAATGATTGAGCAGGCCAAAATGGAGGCCGACGCCGATCTCAAGTGGCGCATTGCCCAACTTGAGGCCGAAACCAAGGTTGTTGTGGCCCAGATTGCTGCCGCGCAAAAGTCTCAAGCCGACGCTATCCAAGCAGATCAGATGATCCAGCAAGAGGTTATTAGGACGTCTGGAGCCACCGACCTACAGCAGACTATGGCTGTGGCCATGGAAGGCTTTCAAGCGGCTCTAGAGCGCCTTGCCAGACCCCGCACCGTTGTGCGCTCGATTGACGGCAAAATTACTGGGCTGAACTGATGGCTTTGTACGCTGATCGAGTCAAGCAAAGCCTGGGCATCACCGGCACCGGCACGGTTACGCTGACGTTGGCCACGACAGGCACCGGCTATCGATCCTTTCTGACGGCATTTGGCACCGGCACCCAAACAGTTGCATATTGCATTGCCGATCAATCTGGCCCCAACTGGGAAGTTGGCACGGGAACCTACAACGGCTCGGCCAACACGCTTGCCCGCACGACTGTGCTGGCCTCAAGCAATGGCGGCTCGCTGACCAACTTTAGCGGCGGCACGCAAGACGTCTTTTGTACCGCGCCCGCCAAGTATTTGGACACTTTTACTTCATCCAACCAAGGTGTTGTGCCAGCAAGCGGCGGCGGCACAACAAACTTTCTTAGAGCTGATGGCTCGTTTGCAGCCCCGCCGACAACTGCTCCGGCTGGCGCAAATACCCAGATTCAGTACAGCAACGGCACAGCATTTGCAGCCAGCAGCACGTTTACCTACACCGTTGGCACGACAACTCTTACCGTGCCGACAATTAACGCCACCAAGATCACCACCAATAACGGCACAAGCGCAAGCGGAACAAACTTTTTGTTGCAGGCTGGGTCAGGTACTGGCGTTGGAAATAATGGCGGCAATGCAGAATTTTATTCTGGTGGTGGTAGTAGCGGCGCCAATGGTGGTTTATTGGCGTTTTATTCTGGTGGTGGAAGCGTAAATGGTTCTGGTGGCGATATTACTTTTAGTTCTGGAATTGGTTCTGGTACTGGTAGTGCGGGAAATTTGACATTTAATGCTGGTGCGGCTCAAGGCACAGGCATTGGTGGGACGTTAAACATTTACGCTGGTCAATCAATTTCCGGCACAGGTGGGGACGTATTTCTTTTTCCTGGCTCTGGCACCGTCGCAAACGGTAGTTTGATTTTGTCGGATGGCAATATTTATCTTATCCAATGTCAACAAATTGGTGTTGATTCATGTATTGGATTCTTTAGCGCCGCCCCAGTCGCCCAACCCACAACTGCAACCACCGCTGCAACCCGTGTTGCTGTTGTCGGAACCATTGCAAACATTGGCGACACCTATGACGGCTACACACTTGCCAAGGTAGTCAAAGCACTTCGCAACTTAGGAATACTTGCATAATGGCAATCACTAAACAACTCACCAACGCGCAGGGTATTGTCTACGAATACCACCGCATCAATTCCATCATCATTGACGCTCAGGACAACCTGTACGCCACGGTGTCGTCCTACATCAGCGCAGACCGCGCAACAGACCAAGATCGCCCTGTTGACCGTTTCTCATGGCAGATTTATACGCCCATCACCACAGGTCTTGTGACTACGGCAGAAACCTTGCTTGTCGTTGATGCCACTTGCAAATTGTTTGGTGGTGTTGTAACGCCAGACGTTACACAGACTGATCTGGACAAGGCAAAGTCTAAGAAAAAAGCCGAGATCGCAGCGGCACGCAGCGTTGAGATGTACGCCGACAAGACGACATCGCTGGGTGTGTTTGGCAGTACAGAGTCGGACAACAACAAACTGAGCATCGCCATCCAGATTGCTCAACTGTCTCCCGAGCAGGAGTGCGGCTACAAAGATGTAAACGGCAACTGGACGATGTACACAGCAACGCAACTCGCGCAGATCGCGCTGGAGATTGCCGCCCAAGTGATCCCGTTGTACGAGAAGGAATCAGGGCTGGTGGCGCAAGTTGATGCCGCCACGACGGTGGAAGAAGTTGAAGCTGTGAGCTGGTAAATGTTCGGCTTTGATGCCATCTCGGCGTTGCCCATCTCGGGCCTGCCGGTTGTTGTTACCCCTAAACCGTTTTGGGGCAGCAAGGGCGGCATAGGCGGCAAGAAGAAACGCAAGCAAAGGCATGATGATGTTGAGGAGCTTGTCACCGAGCTGCCAGCCGCTGAGATGGCTACGCAGATGCGTGAAGTCATGTTGCCGCCGATGGATATGCTGCCTGCGTTGGTGCAAACTCGCAAAGCTCAGGCTGAGTTTGAAGCCGAGCAAGATGATGAAGAAACCTTGTTGTTGTTGATGTGAGGCAGACGATGTCAGACGGTGGAAAAGGCGATAACAGACGGCCAGGCGACGATGCAGCGTTTGCATCCAACTTTGAGCGCATCTTTGATGGCGGCATCAAGCGTGGCTCTTGGGTGTTTGTGGATGGCCAACTGGTGCCCAAAAACGAGTACCGCGCCCCTGCGCCCAAAGCGCACATGATCATGACCGACATACAGCCTTACCAATCGATGGCCACGGGCGAGATGGTAGGCGGCAGGGCGCAGCATCGAGAGCATCTCAAACGCAACGGATTGATTGAGATTGGTAACGAAACCAAGTACCTCAAAAACGAACCCAAACGGGAACCCGCAGCCGTTTTAAAACGACGGATTGCGGAAATTGTCAATGATCGGTTAAGATAGCCACAATCTTTTGGAAGGATTCAAAATGGCACTCGCACGCGAAGTAATGTTGGCCGGATTTTCGGCAGGTCAGGCTCGGGGCATGGGCGGCGGTTACGCTGCTTTGGTCGCTTTGGGTTCTACCCAAACTGACGCCGCGCCCATCACGGCCAGCACGCACGTTGTGACCGGCGCAGACGGCACTAAGGGTGTTCGTCTGGTCGCTGAAATTGGCGATACGGTTTGGCTGTTCAACAACAGCGGATCATCGCTCAAGGTGTATGGCGCAACCGGCGAGGCGATCGCGGTGCCTGGCACCGGCCTTGGCACCGCCAATGCTGCGTATACACACACGACCTATGCCGTGGTTGAGTATTATAAGGTCACAGCCACTCAATGGCTGCCTAGCAAGTCTGCATAATGGACGAGCAAAAAATGGAAGAACCGCAGGTTACCTTGCGCGATGCCATTGAGTCGGCTGTCGAGGAGCATGAGCCTGCTCCTGCCGTTGAACAAGACGCTGCCCCCGCAGACGCTCCACGCGACGATGCTGGCCGCTTTGCTGCCCCACCGCAAGACGAACAACCTGCACCCGCACCGACCAAGCCTCGGCCTTCTTCATGGAAGAAGGATTACGACGAGCATTGGACGAAGCTAGACCCCAGCCTGCAAGACTACATCAGCCAACGCGAACAAGAATACGCGAAAGGCGTTAGCACCTACAAACAGAACTGGGATCAGGCTGCGCCAATCTATGAGGCAATGCAGCCGTTTATGCCGCTGCTTCAGCAAAACAACATTGACCCGAAGCAATGGATCAGCGGCCTGGGCAACGCCCACCGTATGCTGACCCAAGGCTCGGACGATGAGAAGCTGCGGATGTTTGCCCAGTTGGCCACCGACTACGGCGTGCCGCTTGGAGCGTTGACCGGCCAGCAATCTGGCATTGATCCGCAGTTCTCCCAGATGGCCCAGAAACTTGGGCAGATGGAGAACCGCTGGAGCCAGTTTGAACAACAACGAGAGCAGCAAGAAGATGTTGCTCGACAAAAAGATATTTTTGCTTTCGCTCAGAAAGCACCTTATTTTGAGCAAGTACGCGAAACGATGGCTGGACTCCTTCAGGCAGGCGTAGCGGAAGATTTGCAAGTGGCCTACGACAAGGCGATCCGACTGCACGATGATATTTGGCAACAGCAACAGGCCGAACAAGCCAAAGCCGCAGCCGAGCAAAATCAGCAAAAGGTCGCCCAAGCAAGGGCAAAGGCTGTGTCTCCAAGGTCTTCCTCCCCGACAGGGATGACGAGCGGCGGAAACGGCAAAAAGAGTCTGCGGGATATGCTGGCCGAGCAAATTGACAACCAGCTTGCCTCGCGGGTTTAATTTTGATTCATTGAAAGGAACTAATCATGGCTTATGCCAATAGTGCCATCAGCGACATCATTGCCACCACCATTCAATCTCGTTCGGGTGAGCTGGCTGATAACGTGATGCAAAACAACCCGCTGCTTCAGCGTCTGAAGCAACGTGGCAACGTCCGTCCATTTTCGGGTGGTAACGTGATCTTGGAAGAGATCATGTACAACGACACCACCACGAACAACACCAACAGTTATTCTGGTTATGAAGTGCTGAACATTGCACCTAACAGCCCGATTTCTGCTGCTCAGTTTGCAATTACCCAATATGCCGCTGCCGTGACCCTTTCCGGTTTGGAAATGCTGCAAAACTCTGGTAAAGAGCAAATCATTGATTTGCTTGAAGGCCGCATTCGTGTTGCCGAAGCGCAGCTTATGAACCGCATTGACACCGACATCTATTTGGATGGCACGGGCAACGGCGGCAAGAACATCACCGGCCTTGCTGCTGCTGTTCCTGATGCTCCGACCTCTGGCACCTACGGTGGTATTGACCGCGCAACGTGGACGTTCTGGCAGTCGCAGAAATACAGCGGCACCACCAATGGCGGCGCAGCAGTTTCCGCAGCCAACATCACCCAGTACATGACCGCGCTGGCCATTCAATTGGTTCGTGGTAATGACAAGGCTGATTTGCTGGTTGCTGATAACAACTACTACAGCCTTTACGTCAATTCGCTGCAAGCCATTCAACGTGTTACCTCTGAAAACGAGGCCGGTGCTGGTTTTGCTTCGCTCAAGTTCTACGGTGGCGGTACTTCTGCTGACGTTGTGCTTGGCGGTGGTATTGGCGCTCACGCGACTAGCAACCATATGTGGTTCTTGAACACCAAGTACATCAGCTTCCGTCCTCACAAGCATAGGAATTTTGTCCCAATAGGTGGCGAGCGCCAAGCTGTCAACCAAGACGCAATTGTGAAACTGATCGGCGTAGCAGGTAATCTTACTTGCTCTGGCGCTCAGTTCCAAGGCGTTCTGATCGCTTAAAGGAGCACAATCATGGCATTTACTATTACCGACCACGAAGCAGGTTTTCTGCCAATTGGCGTTATTGATACCGGCGTTCTGACTGCTTCGTCAGTCTCGTCGGGTTCTACCACCACCATCCCAACGCCACCAGCCGTTCCCGGCCAGATCGTCAAGGGTTTTGATCCAACCTACGGAATGGGCGAGTTCATCCTGCTGAAGGGCGTGGCTTCGACGGCTGTTGGCTCGCTGGTGATCTTTAACACCACGAGCTACACGACGACGCTTTGCCCTGTCACGGCCAACTTGGGTTCGCCTGTGGCCGTCAGCATGACCGCAAACACCTCGTCTTCAAACTGGTCTTATTACCAAATTGAAGGCGTGGCTGTGGTTGCCAAGTCTACGGGTCTGGGTCTGGCTACCAACGTGGCCATTGCCGTCAACTCAATTGGCAAGGTGGGCACCAACGCTTCTGGCAAACAGATTCTTGGCGCACGCACGGCTAACTCAACTGTGTCGGCAACGACCACGGTGCAGCTTATTCTGAACCGTCCTCACCTCCAAGGCCGCGTGACCTAATCGGTTTTTGCGCTCTTGGCCATGCCCCCAGGCTTACAGCTTTGGGGGCATTTTTCAATCTAAATGCCTACAGCATGAACATCGAAACCACCTGCAACACATCCGACGACATACTGTTTGAACAGATCAAGTTCAACAGCCACCGAGCCAATGACTGGCTTTTCTCCGCTGATGCTCACGACGGCTTTGCCGTCATCGTCGGCGGTGGCCCAAGCGTTGCCGATTGGGTTGACGAGATCCGCGCCCGCAAGCAGCACGGCCAGACCATCTTTGCGCTCAATGGCGCAGCGCGGTGGCTCGCGCAGCACGACATTGAGGCCGACTACTGCATCATCGTAGACGCCAGAGAAATCAATCTGTCTATGCTTGGCTACGCCAAGCGATACCTGCTGGCCAGCCAATGCCACCCGAGCCTGTTTGACGCTTGCCCCGATGCTATGCTGTGGCATCAAGAGTACCCGCAAGACATGGAACGCTTTGACGCCTGCCTGCCCGCCAATTCACCCGCGCACACGCTGATCGGCGGTGGCACGACTGTGGGCCTGTCTGGTATGGTTGTGGCCTATTCAATGGGCTATCGCTCGTTGCACCTGTATGGCTACGATTCAAGCTACCGCGACGGCCATTGCCACGCCTACAGCCAAAACGACCCCCAGCGCGTTGATTGCGTGGCCACAGTCGCTGGCAAGCAGTTCCAGACTACTTTGGCCATGGCCAAGCAAGCCGAGTTGTTTCCGCAGCTCTCAGACAGCCTCATTGACCTTGGCTGCACGATCACCATTCGAGGCGACGGTTTGCTGCCGTGGACAAGCAAGGCCGCGGCCATTGCGCCCGAGCCAATAGACGAGCAAGACAAGTACAAAGCCATGTGGTCGATTGACGCCTACCGCAACGCAGCGCCTGGCGAAGGCGTGGCCGATCTGTTCTGCCTTGCTACGTTGCCCACCGCATCCAGCACCGTCATTGACTTTGGCGCAGGCACGGGTCGCGGTGCAATGCGTATACATGATGCGCATGATTGCCATGTGCTGATGTTGGACTTCGCAGACAACTGCCTTGATGAGCGTGTTAGGGCCAAACTGGGCGACAAACTGCGCTTTGCCATGGCCGATTTGACTCAGCCCATCCCGCATCGTGCCGACTTTGGGTTTTGCACCGATGTGATGGAACACATTCCGTCTGAACAGGTCAGTACCGTGATCCATAACATCATGGCCGCAGCGCCGCAAGTGTTCTTTCAGATTTCAACCGTCACCGATACAATGGGCGCATTGATTGGCCATCCGTTGCACCTTACGGTGCAGGACACAAACTGGTGGCGCGAACTTTTCTTGTCCCTCGGTTACACCGTCCGTTGGGAAAACACACAAGACACAGCGGTGATGTTTTTCGTAACTCAACCACTTGAGGAAGAAAATGCTTGATTCAGATTTCGGCGGGTCAATCCTGCCAGCAGTTCGGTTCTACTCTAAAGAGATGCTGCACGAATTCAAAACGCAGCAAGAAGGTCGCCCCATCTACTACATGACCGACTTTGTTCGTATTGAGATTCCTGGGAACCAATACACCATCATTGACACTTTTGCCAACGATACGCACAAAAAGCAGTACCCAACCCAATGGGCGCACTATCAAAACGAGAAGCGCGACATGGGCGAGGACGACATCTCTGGAACCTTGTTGCGCGATTGGCCGCTGCTCACCGCAGCACAGGCGCGTGAACTCAAGCACTACCACTTCTACACCGTTGAGCAATGCGCCAACGCATCCGACGAGCAACTGTCCAAAGTCAACATGATTGTTGGCATGGGCAGTCATGCCTTCCGCGATCGTGCCCGCAACTATTTGGCCCGCGCTAAAGATTCGGCCATTGTGGATGCCCAGGCCGACGAGCTGCGCAAGCGCGACACCGAGATTGAGGCGCTTAAGCAGCAGATGTCGGAACTGATGAACAAGGTTGATGCGCCAAGGCGAGGCAGACCGCCCAAAATGGCCGATGAGGCCGTAACAGAAAGCTGATATGTCATCTACTCTCTTGCAACTCATCCAACAGGCCAGCGCCGAGATGGGGCTGACCATCCCGACGCAAGTTGTTGGGAACACCGACACTCAAGTAACGCAGATGCTGTACTTGATCAACTCGGTTGGTAATGAGTTGCGGCGAGAGTACCCGTGGCAGGCGTTGAACATTGCGTATCGGTTCACAACCCAATATCTGATTACAACGGGCAACGTCACTCAAAACAGCGCAGTAGTCACCGGCATCCCTAGCACAACGGGGTTGTCGGCCTACTATATGCTGTCTGGCACGGGCATCAATCAGGACACCTACATCCTGTCTGTTGACAGCAGCACTCAAGTCACGCTGACTCAGGCAGCATCTGCCAGCGGTACGGGCGTCACGCTTAACTTTGGCCAGACCATCTACCCGCTGCCGTCTGATTTTGACCGGCAGATTGACCGCACGCACTACGACAAGTCAAAGCGGTGGGAGATGTTGGGGCCAGAGACAGCCCAGCAATGGGAGTTTCTTAAGTCTAGTTACATCAGCACCGGCCCACGGATGCGGTATCGCTTCATTGGCGGCAACTTCCAAATCTGGCCCAACATCACGACCAACGAGTATCTGGGTTATGAGTACGTTTCAAACGGCTGGGTCAATCAACCGACCACACCGCAGTCATCGTTTACAGCCGACACAGACACTTGCATCTTCCCTGACCGCTTGATGGTCTTGGGCCTCAAGCTCAGATTCTTTGAGGTCAAGGGCTTCGACAGCACGGCCTACTACCGCGACTTCTACCAGCAGCTCAACGTGGCCAAGGCCAACGACGGCGGTTCAATGACCTTGAGCATGGCTCCGAAGATGAGCAGCGTGCTGATCGGGTTTGAGAACATCCCAGATGGCAGTATTTACGGGCAGGGATAAGAGATGGCTGAGAATCTCAAACTGGCAAAGGCGTTGCGGGAGGCAAAATCATTCTTTCAGGGCGCATCTAATGCGGCAGCCTCTAACGTCTCTGCCCCTGTTGATGCGATTGCTTGGGCACTACGCAAAGCGGGCGTGCCTGTTGGGGATGCGCCAATGGGTGGCTCAGATTGGATGCGTCAGCATGGCTTGACGGCTGAAGCCCCAGGCGCAAGCGGCTTGATTGGCGAGTCTGTTGGCGGCGTTGCGCCGATTGTTGCCTCTGCCAAAGCAGCACAGATTGCCAAAGGATTGCTGCAAGCGGGTGAGAACTTGGCTGCACCAGCAACCATGAACCCGCAGGCTGGAGCGATTGTGTTTCACGGCTCACCGCACAAGTTTGAAGCCTTTGACAGCAGCAAGATCGGCACGGGCGAGGGAGCGCAGGCGTATGGGCATGGGTTGTATCTAGCTGAAGACCCAAGGGTTGCGCAAAGTTACAAAGATGCATTAACGCCCAACACAGGAACGTGGGACGCAACTAGCAACAAGCAAAGTTTGTATGATGCTGCGGCCAATCATGGGACTACCGGCTATGCCTCCGCATTTGCTCAAAAGTATTTTGATTTGGTCAAGGGTGGCAAATCTGACAATCAAGCGAAGCGGCAACTCTTATCTCAACTGCAAAAGCGGATTGCTGCGGCAAAAACCCCCGGAGATGTCCAAGGCAGTCAGGAGGCGTTGCAATTTTTGCAAAACGCAAAAATCAACATGCCTGAAGGCTCCCTCTACAAAGTCGACCTCCCCGACGAAGCCATAGCCAAGATGCTGGACTGGGACAAGCCGCTGAGTCAGCAGCACCCAAATACCGCGCTTGCTTTGGAGGCTATCCGAGAATCAGCCGCAAAATCATTTCCAAACATTGCAACCGGTGACCCTACCGGCAAAGGCATTTATGCGGCATATCAGGCGCATCGAGGCGGTAACGCAACCGCCGCATCTGATCGCTTGCGTGAATTGGGCATCCCCGGCATCCGCTACCTAGACGGCGGCAGTCGCGGCACGGGCACGGGCACCAGCAACTACGTCGTGTTTCCCGGCAATGAAAACCTACTTCGCATCCTTGAGCGCAACAATCAGCCGCTAGGAACCAAATAATGGCACTCATCTCTCGCGCCAAATCCCGTTCCGTCTCGGTCACGGCCCCCACTGGCGGCTGGAACGCCCGCGACTCGCTGGCTGATATGCCGCCAGCCGATGCGGTCATCATGCAGAACTGGTTTCCGCTGACCACCGAGGTCACGCTGCGCAAGGGCTATACAGAGTGGGCCACGGGCATTAGCGGCCAGGTTGAAAGTATGTTTGTTTACGCAGGCGCAACGACAAACAAGCTGTTTGCAGCCGCAGGCGGGGCGTTTTACGATACAACCGCCAACGCAGCGGTTGGCGCAGCGGTAGTCACGGGCAAATCTAACAGTCGCTGGCAGTACGTCAACATCACGACCGCAGGCGGCAACTTCATGTATGTTGCCAATGGGGTTGACAAGCCTCTTCTGTACAACGGAGCAACATGGACTGTCATTGACGGCGCATCCACGCCTGCCATCACGGGCGTGACCACGACCACGCTCAACAACCCAATCACCTTCAAGAACCGCTTGTGGTTCATTCAAGACTCAACGCTTGTCGTTTGGTATTTGCCGACCGACAGCATTGGCGGTGCAGCAAACAAGATTGATATGTCTGCCGTAGCCCAGTTGGGCGGTTACATTGTGTGTCATTACACATGGTCGCTTGACGCAGGCGATGGCGTTGATGACTACTATGTGGCCGTGACCTCGATGGGTGAGATCATCATCTATCAGGGCACAGACCCTAGCAGCGCAAGCACGTTTGCGCTCAAGGGCGTGTGGCAGCTTGGACACCCCGTTGGCGAGCGTTGTTTATACAAACTGGCGGGCGATTTGTTGTACGTCAGCCAAGATGGTTTGATTCCCTTGGCCGGTGCATTGCAGTCCAGCCGAGTCAATCCCCGTGTGGCGTTGACCGAGAAAATTCAGTACGCTGTCAGCTCGGCCATTAGTACCTATGGCGACAACTACGGTTGGCAACTGATGTATCTCGCCCGCGAGAACCAGTTGTACCTAAACGTGCCTGTGTCTGAGGGGCAAGATCAACAGCAATATGTGATGAACACCATCACAAAAAACTGGTCACAGTTCACAGGCTGGCAGGCGAACTGCTGGGAACTTTTCTTAGATCACCCGTACTTTGGCGGCAATGGTTTTGTTGGGTTGGCGTATGAAGGTCTGACCGACAACGGATCAAACATCAACGGCAAGGCGCTGCAAGCGTTTTCTGGTTACAACTCAAACGGCCTGCTCAAACGTTTTACCATGATGCGCCCAATTTTTCGCACCAACGGAACGCCTGCCGTACTGGGCACGATCAATCTGGACTTCAACCTTGATCTGTCTGCGGCATCGTTGAGCTTTTCACCGACCGCCTACGGTACTTGGGATTCGGCCTTATGGGACACTGGCGTCTGGGGCGGCGAGTTGAACGTGCTACAGCCTTGGCAGGGGGCCGTTGGCGTGGGCTATTACGGGGCACCTCAAATTCAATGCGCTGCCAATGGCATTGACATTCGCTGGGTCTCTACCGATGTGGTCTTTGAAGTGGGTGCAATTCTGTGAGTCTTGTGCTTGACCCTGACATTGTTGGCCCGTGGGTGGCCGAGAAGTCTGGGTGCGACTACAAGCCTGGCGATGCCACTATCGGCTGGGAACGCAACGGCGAACTGATCGCGGGCGTTCTGTACAACGACTACAACGAGGCCAACATCCAGATTCACAGCCGTGTGGATGGCTATGTACCGATGAAATGGTACTGGACAATTTTTGATTACCCGTTCAAACAGTTGGGCGTCAAGAGACTGAGTGGTATAGTTTACTCTACCAACTTGAAGGCCCAGAAGCTCAACGAGCATCTAGGCTTTCAGCGCGAAGCGATCCTGAGAAATTACTTTCCAGAAGCCGACGCGATTGTCTATGTGATGTTCAAAGACGATTGCCGCTTTTTAGGAGAGAAATATGGGAAAAAAGAGCAAAGCGCCGAAGGCACCTGACTACACGGCATTGGCAGAACAGACTGCCGCAGCCCAGCGTGTCAATCAATACACGCCCTACGGGTCGCTGACGTACAGTCAGATGGGCGAATACGGCGGCAAGATCAACCCTAAAACCGGCAAACCAATTGCTGGCACGGGCAAGCCAATGTACGGCCAGACGCTGACGCTTTCGCCTGAACAACAGGCATTGCTGAATCAGCAAAACGAAACAAGCATGAATCTTGCAAAGCTGCAAGATCAGGCTACGGCTCGCGTTGCAGCTCAACAAGCGCGTGGTTTTGGCGACGAAAACCTGTCTGCAATGGGCAGCGCCTACGATCCCAACATGGCCACGAACACGGCCACGCAAGCCATCTTGGATCGCCTTCAACCAACGCTGCAACAACAGCGCAGCGGGCTTGAGACGCAACTGAGCAATCAGGGTCTGGCCCGTGGCACAGAAGCCTACAACAACGCCCTGCGCGACCAGAATCAGCGCGAGAACGATCTGTACCAGCAGGCCGCGCTCCAAGGCATCAACCTTGGGATGCAGCAGCAAGGCCAAACGTACCAACAAGCTATGGCACGGCGTCAACAAGGTCTGCAAGAGCAAAACTACTTCAACACCCGCGACATCAACAACCTCAACGCCCTGCGTAGTGGTTCACAAGTCACCACGCCGCAGTTTGGCCCAGCGCCTGGGGGTGCAAACTACTCGCAGGCTGGTCAGCAGCAGTATCAGTCGGCGTTGGACAACTACAACGCAAAACAAGCGGCATCAGGTGGTTTTATGGGTGGCTTGATGAATTTGGGGGGTGCTGCAATTGGCGCATCTGGTCGAGCCGGTGGCTTTGGCAATGTGTTTAAGTTCTAATCATGGCAAACCCCTACATCCAACAGCAAGACCCCGAAGAACTTGCCATCTTGCGTCGCCAGCAAATGGCGCAGCAGCTCATGCAGCAAGCCCAGCAGCCGATGGAGCAAGGCCAGATGGTCGGGCGCATCTATGTAAAGCCAAACTTTACACAGTACCTTGCCAAAGGCTTGCAACAGTACATGGGCGGGCAAGCAATGCGTCAGGCCGACGAGGAAGCCAAGGCGTTGTATGAAGGGCGTCAGGCTCAGACGCAGGCCGAGCGTCAGAAGGTTGCCGAGTTGCTGCGTCCAACGCCTGCCATTACCTTGCCAGCAGATCAGCAGGGGCCGGTTGCGCCTGAGCAGGCGGCTGATCCTACGGCAGCATACTCTGCGGCTATGGGTGCGCGTGATCCGATGTTGCAACAGTTCGGGTTCAGCGGCATGGCGCAGTTGCCGCAGTTGGCTGAGGCTAAGGCAAACAGGGCTGAAGACCGAGCATTTAGAGCGCAAGAATCTGAACTTGCTCGTCAGGCTCGAATGGATCAACTTAAAGCGCAATTGGCCGATGCTGCAATTGGCCGTGCTGAACGTATTGCCGCTAACAAAGAACTGAAAGCGATGATATTGGCTGGGCAGCAAGGTGGCAGGCAACCACAGATTGTGGACACGCCCGAAGGCAAAATGGAAATTAAGCGAGCCGCTGATGGCTCAACCATTGCCGTTCCTATTTTGGGGCCAGATAACAAACCGGTTGCTGGATTGCCAAGAAGTGGTAATGCTTTGTCTGCTACTGCTCAAAAAGAAGTTTTTGAGGCAGATGACGCTGTTCAAGCAGGCGGTTCTGCTCTTGCTTCTTTGAAGCAAGCACTTGCTGTTAACAATACTGCTTACTCTGGGCCAAAAGCATTGTTGCGCGCTCAAGGCGTAAGCATGGTTAAATCATCTCCAGAAGCAGATGCCACTATCAATTTCAACAATATTATTCAAGAACAAGCATTGTCTTCAATGAAGTCTATCTTTGGTGGCAATCCAACTGAAGGTGAACGTGCCGTTTTGCTTGAACTTCAAGCCTCTGTAGACAAAACACCTAAGCAACGCGAGGCAATTATTAACAGGGCCGCTGCTGCTGCTGAAAGGCGCATTAAGTTCAACCAAGACAAGGCCAACCGTTTGCGCGAAGGCACCTATATGTCGCCTGGCGGCGGGCCAGCACCAATTGGCAATAGTAGTGGTTTTCAATATCTTGGCCGTGAAGGAGCACCTTGATGGCACGCTACCGAGTCCAAGGCCCAGACGGTGCCATCCATGTTTTTGAAGGCCCAGACAATGCAAAGCCTGCCGACATTGAGGCATTTGCAGCGCAGACGTTTGGCAAGCAACAAGCACCTGCCGCCCCAATTCCTGCCTCTGAGCAATCCACAACATTCGGTCAAGACATTGGCAATTTGATTGGCGGTGCCGTGCGCGGCGCTGGCTCAGTTGGGGCCACGCTGTTGGCACCGATTGATATAGCAGCTCGGGCGATGAACAAGGGCCAGCCAATCAACATTGGTGGTTACGACATTGCAGGGCAAGACCGTCGCGCAGGCATGACAGGTGGCTTGCAAGAGATGGGCGTTGACCCCGAATCCACGATGTACGGCATTGGCAAGTTTGGCGGTGAGATGGCCGGTACAGCAGGCGCAGGCGGCGTGCTTGCCAAAGGCTTGTCCGCAGCTCCGACTGTGGCCTCTCGCGTGCCAGGCTTGATTCAGGCTCTGCGTTCAGGCGGCATGACTGGCCCAAACATTGGCACTCGCGCAGTTGGCGGGGCTGTCTCAGGCGGCGCAAGCGCGGCCTTGGTTAATCCCGAGGACGTTGGCTCTGGCGCCGCCATTGGTGCTGCATTGCCTGTTGTTGGAAAGGCAGGCTCTGCCATCACAAAGATGCTGGGGGGCACTACAGGCGTTGGCGAGGAGGCTTTGAAGCAAGCCTACCAAGCAGGCAAACAAGGCGGCACAAAAGCCACGTCATTTGTTGAAGCCATGCGCGAAGGTCAAGGCATGAACAACGTGCTTGATGCAGCTCGTGCCAACTTGAGCGCAATGAACGCTCAAAAGCAAAATGCTTATCGCTCGGGCATGGTTGACATTAGAAACGACAAATCAATTCTTGACTTTGGAAACATTGACAAAGCTGTAAATGATGCTTTTGACATGACAAAATTTAAGGGTTTTGTCAAAAATCAAGAAGCTGTTACTGCTTTGAGCAAAATCAAAGATTCTATTGATGAGTTGAAAAATCTTGATCCTGTTGAATATCACACCCCCGAAGGTTTGGATGCGTTAAAACAGCGCGTTGGCGGCTTGCTGGAAAGCATTCCGTTTGAACAGAAAACGGCTCGCACCGCTGCGGGAAATGTGTACAACTCAATTAAAAACGAGATTACCGCACAAGCTCCAACTTATGCCAAAGTGATGAAAGACTATCACTCTGCATCTGACACTATGAAAGAGATTGAGCGTTCTTTGTCGTTGGGTCAAAAGGCTTCTGCTGATACGGCCATGCGCAAGTTGCAATCTTTGATGCGCAACAATGTAAACACAAACTACGGCTATCGCGACCAGCTTGCACAGCAACTTGAGCAAGCAGGCGGCAATGAGTTCATGCCAGCGTTGGCAGGCCAAGCACTCAATGACTACATGCCGCGAGGCATACAACGGGCGGTCAATCCTGCAAGCGCCATTGGCATTGGCGCATTGGGCAATATCCCTGCCGCCGTTGGCATGGGGCTTGTATCATCTCCCAGGCTTGTCGGCGAAGCCATGTACAAGGCCGGTCAGGGCGCTCGCCTTGTCAATCAAAGGGTAGACCCACGATTGATCCAAATGCTTAAGCAGGGCACCTACAGAGGCGCTCCTTTGTCCCTTACTGATATGGAGCAGCAATGAAATCCGACGCCCAACAATTCCTGGCCCTGCTATTTCTCAGCCGAGACGCAGCGCACATTGCTCACCTTAACACGACCAGTTTTGCCCAGCATAAAGCTCTGGGTAAGTTTTACGACTCAATTGTTGATCTGGCCGATAAGTTTTCTGAGGCATGGATGGGTCGCAACAAACAGCGCATTGGCAGCTTGCCAAACTTGAACAACCCCAAAGGCGATATTGTTGATGTGTTGAGGCTGCACATGGATGCCATCGAGGAGACGCGAGACTTTGTGCCCGCAGATGACTCGCCGCTAAACAATATTATTGACGAGATCGTTGGGCTGTATTTGGCCACGCTGTACAAACTGACGCTAAAGTGAGGATTACATGAGTCGCAACGGATCAGGAACATACACGCTGCCAGCAGGCAATCCGGTCGTCACAGGCACGACCATCAGCAGCACTTGGGCCAATAACACGCTGTCTGATATTGCCACGGCGCTGACGCAGAGCTTGGCCAAAGATGGCCAGACAACGCCTACTGCCAACATTCCGATGGGCAGCTTCAAGCTCACGGGTTTGGGCGCACCGACCGTGGCAGGCGATGCGTTGGCTTATGGCAGCCCGATGGGGGCGATTAGCGGAACCACCGGCACCTTTAGCGGCAACGTGCAGATGGCCTCGCTGAATGGGAGTGCGCTTGCCGGTCTCCGCAATCGTGTCATTAACGGTAATTTCTACAATGACCAGCGCAACTCTGGCGCATCACAGACCATCACCGCAGCCGCAGCACTAGCCTACACGGTAGACCGTTTTTACGCCTATTGCACGGGCGCAAACGTCACCGGACAGCGCGTGGCAGGCACAGCACCCAACGCCTATCTGTATCGTTTCACAGGCGCTGCATCGGTTACCAAGATTGGCTTTGCACAGCGCATTGAGAACCTCAACTGCCAAGACCTTGCGGGCAACACCGCCACGCTGTCGGTAGACCTGTCTAACAGCCTGCTGACTACCGTTACATGGACGGCATGGTATGCCAACACCGCAAATACATTTGGCACGCTTGCAAGCCCAACGCGCACGTTGATTTCTACGGGCACATTTACCGTCACTTCAACGCTAACTCGCTACAACACCAATATTACAATTCCAGCCGCAGCAACGACAGGCATTGAAATTGAATTGAGCGTTGCCGCTCAAATATCTGGAACGTGGAACATTGGAAATTGTCAACTGGAATTTGGCAGCGTCGCCACGCCATTTGAGCAACGTCCGATTGGACTGGAATACTCTTTGTGCGCTCGTTATTATTGGACGCAAGCAGATGTGAGATATGCAGCATATATGGTTCAAAATGATAGTGTATTTTGGAGCGTTCCTTATGGTGTACCAATGAGGACTACGCCATCTATAACGTCTTCTGGTGGAACCGCTTCGCCAGCAACTACTACAATTTCATTCTTTCCGGCAGTATTTGGATATACAACAAATTTAGCGTCTGGTGCTAGTGGAGTAACTACCCCACCCGCACGACATTACATACAAAGCGCTACTCTATTTGCAAACGCGGAGTTGTAAAATGTACAAATTAACTGATTCCATAATGATTGTGCGAGTTAATAGTGCTGACTCTAAAACTTACATTCCACCAGAACCCGCCAACACCGACTACCAGCAATACCTTGAATGGCTTGCAGAAGGCAATACGCCTGAGCCTTATGTGCCACCACCGCCACCTGTCCCCAGCACGGTGACGCGCTTCCAAGCGTTGGCTGTACTTGCGGCTGGCGGGTATCTGGATACGGTTCGCACCTATATTGCCACGCTGGATCAAAACAACGTCCAGCGGCTGGCTTGGGAAAATGCAGCGGATTGGGAGAGAACTTCGCCAACCCTTAATGCGTTGGCGACGATGCTGAACCTCACCGCCACCGACGTTGACGCGCTGTTTGTTGCAGCCGCAAAGGTGTCTGCGTGATGGACTCCCAGAACCTGATCAACCTTGCGTTCGGTGCAGCGTCTGCCGTGCTGGGCTGGTTTGCCAGAGAATTGTGGAATGCGGTCAAAGAGCTTAAAGTTGATCTGTCTAAGTTGCGCGAAGAGATGCCTCGGTCATATGTCATGAAAGAAGACTATCGCAGGGATATTTACGAAATCAAAGAGATGCTCAACAAAATATTTGATCGGCTTGATAACAAGGTTGACAAATGAATGAACTGCTCCGACTGCTTGGCAACATTGCCCCTGCTCTTGCAACTGCTGTTGCTGGCCCCGCTGGGGGTCTGGTTGTATCGGCTATTGCTTCTAAGTTGGGAGTAAAAGATACGGTTGATGAGGTGGCTAAAGCAATTGCTGGAGATCCCGAGGCCGCGCTAAAGTTGGCGCAGATTGATCTGGACAAACTGAAAGCAGAGTACGCCAATACTGCCGACGCTAGGGCAATGCAAGTTGCCGCGTTCAATCAGTCAGATGTTTTCTCCAAGCGGTTCACGATGTACCTGACTGCGTTCTGGAGCATTGCTGCGGCCATCTACATTGGTTTTATCACGTTCAGCGTAATTCCAGATACAAACGTCCGGTTTGCCGATACCATTCTAGGATTTATCTTAGGCACGGTGATCGCCACCATGCTCAATTTTTGGTTCGGCTCCAGCATTGGCTCCAAAGAAAAGGCAGAGGCGTTGAGGAAATGAAGGTCAGCGATCAGGTAACTATTGTCTGCTGTGTTTCGCTGGCAGTAGTTCTGATGTCTACCGCAGGGGTTTGCTTATATGCATTTTTTGATCCAAGAGTAGACAACGCTGCCATATTTAAAATGGTTGAACCCGCATTTAATATGATTGTTGGGGCGTTTGTTGGCACGATTGCCGGAATCAAAATGGGGCGGGATGACAAATGAATACGAACTTTGACAAAAGCCTGGCCGAGCTGCTCAAGCACGAAGGGGGTTTTGTCAATCACCCGTCCGACCCAGGCGGCGCTACCAACCTCGGCGTGACGCAGGCCGTTTGGGAGGATTGGATTGACCGCGCAGTCAGCGAAGAAAACATGAGGGCGCTCACGCCAGCCAAGGTCGCGCCGCTGTACAAAGAACTGTACTGGGACAGGGTCAAGGGCGACAAACTGCCGTCTGGCGTGGACTACTGCGTGTTTGATGCTGCCGTCAACTCAGGCGTTAGCCGCGCAGCCAAGTGGCTGCAAACGACGGTTGGCGCTGTTGCCGATGGCGCAATCGGTGAGCAGACGATGAAACAGGTACTGCTGACTAACCCCCAGATGCTGATCGACAAGTACAGCGCCAACCGGCTTGCGTTTCTTCAGCGGCTTGCAACCTGGCCCACTTTCGGCAAGGGCTGGGAGCGTCGGGTGCGTGAGGTTCAACAAACAGCCACAGATATGTGCAAGGTAGGTTAATAATGAGCAAAAAACCCCCATCATTGTCAGTAAGCAGAGGCGAAAAGTTGCCTGCGTCTCGAGGCGCTGGCCTGACTGCCAAGGGCCGCGAGAAATACAACAACGCAACAGGCTCCCACCTTAAGGCGCCGCAGCCGCAAGGTGGAGCGCGGAAGGACTCGTTTTGCGCCCGAATGGAAGGTGTTGTTGAACACGCTAAAGGCCCAGCGGAACGGGCTAAAGCATCACTTAAAAGGTGGAAGTGCTAATGAAAACAAAACCCGGCTTGTATGCCAACATTCATGCTAAACAAGAACGCATTGCCAACGGCAGCGGCGAACGTATGCGCAAGGTAGGCTCACCTGGCGCGCCTACGGCTGCGGCGTTCAAAGCCAGCGCCAAGACTGCTGCGCCGCCTAAAAAGAACAAGTGAGGTGGCTCATCCTGCTCCTGCTGGCAGGCTGCGCTAGTCCTCCAGAGGAGGACAATCTGTGGCATTGTCAGGAGCGGGGAGCGTATCTGTACTGCGTTCCTGAACGCTCCATCGATGTCCTGACTGGCACTCGAACCGCCGATAACGCCCCCACGGGCGCGGGCGAGACTCCTTGACCTTGGCGTGTCTGCCGCACTCAGGACATTTGATCACGCCACACCTTTAGCAACATCTTCAAGTCTGAGCGCAGCGCGTCAATCTCGGCTTGCTGCTGCTTGATCTTTTCGTTTGCTTCGTTCGCAAACTGCACCAGCGTTTCGCGCTGCCAATCTTCAAAGTGGTTTTGCATAATTGCGGATGTACAGGGTCAAGGCCACAACGTCTTGAAGAATGGGCATAGGAAGGGGCGTGGGGATGGTGTAGCCAACTGAGGCCAATGCCCCCAGCACGATAGCTTCGGCCTTCTCTGGCGGCGCGTCTTCGGTGAGCATCGCCACTAACATACAGCGCCGGAAGATCAGCATACCATCAGCCACACAATCAGAACAGCCAGCAAGACCGTAACCCCTACGGCCAGCCAAAACGTCCACACTTCAGCGGGATCTGGGTCTTCGTCAATGTGATGGCTGGTGTAAGGGCCAAAGGCCGACTGCATTGTGCGGTGGTATTTATCGCTCATGTTTATCTCCAATCCCATGCGCTTTTTCAGCGTACCGGATGCCTGCCTCAATCCACTCTGCCGATGTGTGGCTAAAGCCATCTGATAAGTTTCGCCAGATTTCGCGGTAGGCTAACTCAATGTCAGCATCCGTCAGCGGCTTGCGCTCTGGCTGCGCGAGGGCAGCAAGCAAAATCTCACCCGCCTTCACAAACTGACCCGCCACCATTGAATCTAAAGCGGCTTGCATTTCTTGCTTCAAAACACCCATGCTGTCCCCCACATAATTTCTGGAGTGTGCCCCGCAGGCTCTTTCTGCGCCGCCCACTTGCCTGCCTTCTGCGCCGACTCATGCGGGAACGCAGGCCAGCTCCAACGCTCGCCATCCCACCAGCGCCAGCCGTTGTTCCAGCCGCCCCGTTCTCTAATTCTCATTGCTGGATACCAACCCACATCTGGGGGTTCGCCCTTATGCCACTTCATCCACTTCATTTCTCAATTCCTCAATTTGTTGTTTTGCATCTTCAAATCCCTTGGCCACTAGCACTTTGTAAAACAAACCTCGCAAGTGCAAGTGCATCAGATTCTGCTCTGGGCTAAGACTGCCACCCTTAGTGCGCTTCATCTCAACCCATGTCTCCCAGGCTGGAATAAACAGGTCTGGCACGCCTTTGACCACGCCTTCGGCCTTGAGGCGTGAGGCGGTGGCTGGTAACCTAGCGCCGCCGTTGGGGATGGCAAAGATCAGCACATCCTTATACGTCTGGCGAAACCATTGCACAAACTCCCGCTGTTCTTCGTGTTCAGTTTTCATGCCAATCCTTTTTTAAAACCCTGAAAAACTTCCCGTCCTTTTTATACTTGATCTGAATCGGTGGATTGCCGCAGCTCAACTGTGCTGCCAAACTGCTCAAATTGTCCACATTCATGCCGACAATCTTGGCTTGGTCTGCAATCTTAATGACCTCCTTCATGGCTCGCTGTCCTGCATAACCCTCATGCAAGACTGGGAAGTATTCGGTCACAGCAGGGTCAGACAGCCGCCCGTAGTAGCTCACAGCCAGCATCATTTTGCCGCTGGCTAGGCTGGTGTGTTCGCGCCACTTCCAGCCCGTCAGAACCATTTCGGTGCCGTCTAAGCCCATGATGTCCACGTTGTCGTGGAGCTTGAGCTTTGCCTTGTCTTGTGCCTCAAAGATGTGGCCGCATTGAGGGCAGACCATCACCGCAATGTGTACCAGCTCGTCGCATTTGGGGCAGGCTTTCATGGGTATGACGCCATTGCCCTCACCTGGCTTTTTGGGCGGCGTCACGGCGGTAATAGGCCCGTGCGTGCTGATGATGTCGGCAAAGTCCAAGACCAAGCAATCTGTCTTGCCGGGGCTAGGGCGCAGACCGCGGCCTGCCATTTGGACGTACAACCCAGGCGACATCGTTGGCCTGCACATAGCAATTAGGTCAATGGCGCTATGGTCAAAGCCGGTGGTCAAAACGTTTGCGTTGGTCAGCGCCTGCAACGCACCAGACTTGAAATCGGCCAGTATCTGCTCGCGTTCAGTCTTGGGCGTCTCGCCTGTGACGCACGCTGCCTCAATGCCCTGCTGAATCAGTTCTTCGCAGATGTTCTCAGCATGCTTCACGCCAGCACAAAAGAACAGCCACGCCTTGCGATCCACAGCTCGGCTGATTGTCTCGGCAACCACTTGAGCATTGCTCAGTTCATTGTCCACCGCCGCCTGCAACTCTGATTCAATGTACTCGCCACCCTTCTTGTGTACGCCATCAACACTTAATTTAAACTTGGTGTTTTTAGATCGCAAAATCGACAGATAACCTTTGTGGATTAGTTCCTCAATCATCACCGGCTCAATCAGGCCGTGAAACAGCGCAGGCTCGTCGGTGATCATCCCGTGGCCCAGACGGTAAGGCGTGGCAGTCAAACCGATCACCCGCAGCGCAGGATTGATGAGCTTGAGCTGGCCCAGCAGCGTGCGGTAGCCTCCCTGATCTTTGTGATTGATAAGGTGGCACTCGTCCACCAACACCAAGTCAATGTGCCCCAGCAGGCCAGCCTTGCGGCGCACCGACTGAATACCGGCAAACGTGATTGGCTCAATCTGACGCTTGTTGAGGCTGGCGCTATAGATGCCCAGCGGCGCATCGGGCCAATGCTGGAGCATCTTTTCGCAGTTCTGCTCGATCAGTTCCTTAACGTGCGTGAGCATCAAGATTCGCGTCTCGGGCCAGTTTTGCAGGGCGTCCTTGCAAAGCGCAGCCACGATGTGCGACTTGCCGCCTCCGGTTGGCAAGACTACGCAGGGGTTGCCGGTGTTGCCTGCGTTGAACCACCCGTAAAGCTCGTCGATAGTGCGGCGTTGGTAGGGGCGAAGTTCGATCATCCCAACACCTCAAACAGCGACATCTGCGCTGGCAGGCTCACAGCTTCCTCGTCATCAATCTCAACGTCGTGTTTCTCGCCACGCAAATACCGCTCGCCATTTGGGGCACGTTCACCAAACAACACCTCCCACTCATGACGCTCGGCCCAGTAGGCATCCCAGACAGATTGATCCTGGTTGCCCCACGGGCAATCGCGCAAGTGTTGGATGTAGGCTTCTGGGCGCTGAATCATTGCGGCCCCGCTGGCATCTTCGCCCAATAGCTGACATCGCTCACTACATTGGCCGAGCTAGCGCAGAGCCACTCGTCTGCTTCTGATTCATACCAGCCAAACCACACAGGTTCGGTGTCTGGCTCGGAAAGTGCAATCAACACGGTTTCAGCATCGTCGGGCTTAAAAAGATGGGCATCAAACCAAACAAGAGTTTCGCTAGTCATGCCACAACCCTCGCCCCATTCCCCCGCAACCTCTCAATTTCCGCATCTCCAGCAGCGCACATCGCAGGATTAGCCAGCAGTTCCTTGCTAGAATAAATATGCGCGTCTGGATGGCCGTTGGCCACGTCCTTGCCATCCACAACGTAGATGGCCGTCCACTCATTCGGGCCATCCTTGCGCTTCCAATGCACCACGTCTGGATGCAAAACGTGGCTCTCGCAGCCTTGCACTTGCCACTCAAGCGGAATGTTGTCAGCGTCGTGTCTGGCGCAATGCCAGGTGCTGTCGGCCTTGGCTGTGCTGTGCGCGCAAGTGCGGCAGTTGACCTCCTTTGTATGCTGCGCCTCATGACACATGGAGTAAGCGGGGCACCACTTGCATTGATACCAAGATGGATCGGTGCTAATTGGCGGCGGCATCCGGTCGGACAACGCAATGCGCTGCCCACGATCAATGTATTTATTCGCAAAAATCTTGTCGTATACAAGTCGCTCGGTATAAATGCTGTCGTCGTCCTTGTTAATGGCAACGTACAAAGCGCGATGGATGCCCGTCCCTGCCATGTACAACTGGCATTGAACGTAATGCTCGGGCTTTGACTTCTCAACGCCTTGCCTTTGTACGTCTGCAAACGACTTGCTTGAGTGCGTCTTGAACTCTGCAATGTGCTTGGCCTTGACTGCGCCTGGCACACCAGCGTCTAGGATGGCATCGATGCTGCCCGACAAGTGACTGCCAAACTCGACCCGCATCTGCTCCTCCAGCGCACGCACTTTGATGCCGATCGCCCGCAAGTCATCAATGATGGTGGCTTCTTCGTTTCGGCCTCGGCGGAACATTCGCAAGACGCGACCAGGAAACAATGGCTTGACGGCGAATCGGAAGTTCAGCCACAGCCAGCGGTCGCAGGGATGGCCGACGATGGAGCAACCCATGTGAGGGCGGGGCATCTCAAGGCTGGCTTGAGCCTCATGGTGCTTGTCAATCAAATTGGCAATGGTATTCTCTGGCTGGGGGATTTCCATGTCCTCTCCTTTGTTCAGTTCAGTTTGGGGCGGCGTCAAGTCAGCACTTGAGGATGTCGATGCCAAGGTTTTTCTGACTTTCCACTTGGCCTAGTCAAAGACCAAATCAAGCCGCCCCGCCTTTTT